ACTTCTTTGAAAATATCGCACCGCGCGTGGGCGTAACAGCAGACCAGTTTGCGCGGCTCTCGGGGCCGGAAGCCCTGCAGCTCTATGTCGACAGCTTGGAGCGTGCAGGCGTCAGCCAACAGGAGATGACCTTTTATCTGGAGGCGATGGCGTCCGACACAACGCGGCTCATTCCGCTATTGCAGAATGGCGGGGCGGAGATGACCCGGCTTGGGGCGCAGGCCCAGGCGCTTGGGGCTGTTTTGGATGCTGACGCCATTGCCGCCATGCGCCGGTCGGAACTCGCGCTGGTCAGCATTGGGCAAGTCCTCGCTGGGGTGCGCAACCGGATTGCCGTGGCGCTCGCCCCGTCGCTGGAGGCGGTGGCCAACGCCTTCGTGGCGCTGGCCTCATCCACCAGCCCGATCAGCCGCGCCTTTGATGCAGTTCTGGTCAATCTCGACCGGCTCGCGGTCTACGCGGGGACCTTCGCGACATTCCTTGCCGGACGCTGGGTGGCGGCAATGGCCGCTGCAGCACTGTCGGTGCGCGGGCTGGCAACGACGCTGGTGGTTCTCAAAGGTGCGCTCATTCGCACTGGAATTGGCGCGCTCATCGTGGGTGCAGGAGAACTGGTCTATTGGTTCACGCGCCTCGTATCCGGTGCAGGCGGTTTTGGTGAGGCTATGGGCCTCTTGAAAGATGTCGCCGTCGAGGTCTGGGACCGGATCAAGATGGGTGCTGGTGCTGCCGGTGCTGCAGCCACGGCGATGTTTTACGATCTCAAATCCGACGCTGCGACTGGCATGGTTGGCGCGATCGAGAGCGTTGTTGCCTTTGGCAATGCCACAGCCAACACCTTTGAGGGCGCACTTCTGGCCATACGGGCGATCTGGTCGCGCCTGCCAGCCGTGATCGGGGATCTGGTCTTCGCGACAGCCAACCGAATGCTTGATGGCATCGAGGCCATGCTAAATGGGGCGATCACCCGCGTTGATGCCTTTACCAGCAAGATCCGTGATGCTCTGGCCGCAGTGGGGATTGAGACCACCTTTGGCGAGATTGGCGAGATCAGTCTTGGTGATATCGAAAACCCCTTTGCGGGGGCGACAGCGGATGCAGGCAGTGCTGCTGCGGATGCGTTCCGACGCGCTTTTGAGGATAACCCGCTTACAGCGCCTGACCTTGGGCTGGGCGCGATCGCCGCTGAGGCACTGGCCACTGCGAACACACACCGACAGGCTGCGACCGATCTTGCAAGTGGCGCCACAGCCCCGCTGACGTCCTGGGCGGCACTGCGCGATGCCGTTGCGGGCACGGGGGAGGAAGGAACCGCAGTGCTAGATGAGGCCACGGTTTCTGCAGATCGTCTGTCAGATGCCATTGGCCGTGCCGGTGGTGCTGCGGGCCGCGCCGGAGACCAGATCGCCACCGGGTGGCGTGCCGTCTCAGCATCTCTTCAGGCTTATGCCACTGAGGCCCTAAACTGGGGCAAAGGCCTCGGCGAAACCCTAATTGGTGCCTTCAGCGGCGCGGAAAGCGCGTTCCGGAGTTTTGTTGAGACGGGCAAGTTCGACTTCAAGGGCCTCGTGCGCTCGATCCTGGCGGATCTTGCGGTCCTGTCGTTCAAGCGCGCGGTGCTGGGGCCCATCGCCTCGGCACTTGGGGGTGTTTTTGGGGGCGGCGGGTCTATTGCTGCAGCCGTTTCTCATGCTGGCGGTATTGTCGGACTGTCGGGACACAGTCGCTCGGTACCTGCGATGGCCTTCGCTGCTGCGCCGCGGATGCATTCCGGCGGGACCGTGGGGCCGGTTGGCTCCTGGGCAGGATTGCGGCCAGATGAGGTCCCAACAATCTTGCAGCGCGGTGAGCGGGTGCTGAACCGACGCGAGGCGGCAAGCTATGGCTCTGGCGGCAGTGCTGGTGCGAGAGTAACTGTCAATATCGATGCGCGCGGTGCGCAGATGGGTGTAGCTGAGCAGATTGATGCCCGCCTTCGCGCAGCCATGCCTGAGATCGCCCGCATCGCCAAGGAAAGCGTGGCGGATGGGCGGCGACGGGGTCAGGTGTTCTGAGATGACCATTCCTGTCTTACCGCTCACGCTCGTGTCCTCACTTGAGCGGCGGCTGGTTACGTCCGTCGCTGAAGCTCGCTCGCCCTTTACCGGCACATCCCAGATCCAGGATTGGGGCGCGTCGTGGTGGGAATACCAGATTGAGATGGCAGTGATCCAGGGGGCTAAGGCCCGTCGGCTCTCTGCCTTCTTCACCGCCCTTGGTGGATTGCGGGGCCTGTTCCTCTTTCCTGACCCTTCAATCGAGGTGCCGTTGGGGCTGGGCACTCCTTATGTGAACGAGGCGCAAGTCGCAGGGGCATCCACGCTTCGCACGGCTGGTTGGGGGCTTGGTCTGCGCGCTGGTGACTTCTTCCAGCTGGGCAGCGATGCCACCACGCGGCTTTATCAGCTCACAGCGGATGTAACGCCTTTGGGCAGTGAGGCCGCAATCGCCTTCGTGCCACCGCTTCGGTCTTCCGTACAGGTCGGAACACTGCTTGGCCTAGATGCCCCATCTGTCCTGTTGCGCCTCACGGCACCGGTGCCGTCCGTGATCGGCCGGGCGGATCAGCACCGCTTCACGATCTCCGCCCGCGAAGCTCTTTAACAAGTGAGGACCCTCTGATGAGCCGCGATCTTACTCTCGCCTTCGCCACTGCGCTGGCAGATCAAAGCCTCAGGCCAGTCATCTTCTTTGAGGGTCAGTTCGCCACCGGCTGGGTAAGGATTTGGTCAGGACTGGGGGATGTCACTTGGAACGACGAGAGCTGGGCAGGAGCTGGGTCGCTTTTAGGCCTCGGCTCGCTTGATGAAACCGGAGAGGTCGTGGCTGGCGGCACAGCCGTGTCGCTGTCCGGCGTGCCGCTCGATCTTGTTCAAATGGCCATCGAGGAGGCGCGTCAGGGCTTGCCGGGCCGCATTTGGCTGGGGCTTCTGGGTGAGGATGGCGGCATCATTGCTGATCCGGTTCAGGCGTTCTCAGGTCGGCTTGATGTCCCTGAAATCAAGGATGACGCCGACACCTGCACGATCACCATCAGCTATGAGAGCCGTCTCATTGATCTCACCGTGGCGCGGACCTGGCGCTACACACACGAAAGCCAGCAGGTCTTGTTCCCGGGCGATCTTGGGTTTGAATATGTGACTGCAATCCAAGATCGCGAGATAACATGGGGGAGGGGATAGACGTGTCGCGCGTTGAAAGCTGGGAACGCCGTCTCGCTGCAGCGATAGACACTGCACGAGCAAAGCCATTTATCTGGGGCCTTCATGACTGCCCGACCTTTGCATTTGAAACACGCATGATCCTGACGGGCGGCGCGGACATCGCGGCGCTTTGGCGGGGGCGCTATACCACAGCACTCGGCGGCGCACGTGTGATGCGCCGTCTGGGCTGGGCCTCGCTTGCGGAGATGGGCATGGCGCTCCTCGGAGATCCGCGCTCAGCCGTGCTTCTGGCGCAGCGCGGCGATCTTGTTCTTGCTGACACCGGTCTTGGCTTTGGGATTTGCACTGGGGCTTGCGCGGTTGGCATGGCACCAAATGGCCTTGTGACTGTACCACTCAACTCCTGCCAGCTTGCCTGGACCGTTTGAGGGCTGACTTGGATAATAAGGAATTGGTGCGCGGCTCAGTCCTCCTCAACCGAGCCGCGCTTTGGGAAGCGGCAGGCACTGCGGTTTAGGCTCCACAGCTCTGAGCATCGCCCCCCAAAAACCTTTTGAGCGGCTTTATAGCAGACGGCTCTTAATACTTGGCTGCGCATATCGACACAGGTCTCAGACTTGAAGTCAGGGGGTTATGCCCCATTCATAGGATCCTTTTTATGCCCTTCATCGTGACAGCCGTTACCGCGGTAGCGGGAGCTATCAGCGGCGTATTGGCTGCCGGCGGCATAGGCGCGGCCCTTCTGCGGATTGGCGGCACGCTTTTGCTGTCCACCGCAGCACAGGCCTTGATGCCAAAGCCGCAGACCACGATGCAGCCGCGGACGGTGACGATCCGCGAGCCTGTGGTGCCTCGGGATCTCGTCTATGGTCGCACCCGCAAGGGTGGGGTGATTGTGTTCCTGCATTCCTCGGGGTCGGACAACAAGTTCCTCGATCTGGTAATCGTGCTGGCCACGCACCGCGTTAAATCGATCGGTGCTATCTATTTTGAGGGGGAAGTGGCCCTTGACGCGAACGGCATGGCCCAAGGTCGATGGGTCGGAAATGTCTTCGTTGAAAAGAAACTGGGCGCCGCCAACCAGACCGCCTTCGCGGGCCTGAAATCAGCGCTGCCGGACAAATGGACCGAGAACCATCGTCTTCGAGGCTGTGCCGCGATCCGGCTGCGCCTCAACTATGACCAGGACGCCTTTCCGGGCGGGATCCCGAACATCACAGTGGATCTGGAGGGTAAGGACGACATTTGGGACCCGCGCACCCAAACCACGGGCTATTCGGAAAACCCTGCGCTTTGCTTGGCCGATTACATGGCCAACCCGACCTGGGGCATCGGCGCGCGGATTGGCGAGCCCGATGGGATCGACGAAATGTCCCTCGTGGAGGCTGCCAACATCTGTGACGAGATCGTTCCTCTTACCGGTGGTGGCTCGGAGCCACGCTACACCTGCAACGGAGTGATCACCCTCTCCGAAGCTCCGAAAACGATTGTCGAGGGGATGCTCTCGTCCTTCGCCGGGCGATGCGCTTTCTCCGCTGGGTCCTGGCGCATCCATGCGGGCGCCTGGCGGGCACCTGATGTCGCGCTGACGTCAGACCATGTCCGCGAGGGCGGTCTGACCTTGGCGACGCGCGTGACCATGTCGTCAAACTTCAACGGCGTGCGGGGGCAGTTCGTCAGTCCTGAGAATGACTGGCAGCCGGATGACTTTCCGGCCTATGTGAGCGCTGTTTATGTGGGTGAGGACGGTGGTGAGCAGAAATGGCGCGATATCTCGCTGCCCTTCACCATCTCCGCGTCTATGGCGCAGCGGCTTGCAAAAATTGAGCTGGAACGCGCGCGGCGGCAGATGACAGTCAGACTGTCGGGCAAGCTCTCAGCTTGGGCGGCCACCGTCGGCGATGTGGTGACGCTCTCCTATGCCCGTTGGGGCTTTGCCGCCAAACCGTTCGAAGTGCACGGAGTGAGCCTTGACCTGACGGCCTCGGGAGCCGGTTCGCTTCTCTTGCCAGAACTGGTCCTCCGCGAGACCTCGCCCTTGGTCTATGACTGGACAGCCTCGGAAGAGCAGATCTACGCCGCCGCCCCGCGGACTGTGCTGCCGAACGCCTACGATATTCCAGCCCCCGGCGCCCCGCAGGTCACTGAGGACCTCTATGTCACACGGGATGGCGGCGGGCTCAAAGTCCTTGCGAAGATCAGCTGGGAGGCGGCGCCTTCGGGATTTGTGGCGGCCTATCAATTGCAGGCAAAGCCAGCTGGGGCTGCGGACTGGATCGATTATGGCCGCACCGAGGGCACCACGCTGGAAATCCGCGACATCGCGCCCGGGGATTGGGCCTTCCGTGTCAAAGCGATCTCAGTTCTGGGCGTCTCGTCGGCTTGGCAGGAGGCCCAAGCTGAAATCCTCGGCCTGACCGCCCCTCCGGCACAGCTCGAGAACGTCACGCTTCAAACCGCGGGCGGCCTCGCCATCCTGAAATGGGCGCGCTCGGTGGATCCGGATGTGCGCGTCGGCGGCAATATCGTGATACGGCACTCCAAAGAGGCGAGGGCAACTTGGGCTGACAGCTATTCGATGGATCGGGTCTCGGGTGGGGAGGCCATCGCCGTCGTGCCCTTAAAGCCTGGCACCTATCTCGTGCGGGCTGAAGACAGTGGTGGCCGGGCCGGGCTTGAAACCCGCGTCACGACCAAGGGCGCGCAGGTGCTCGCCTTCTCAACACTGGACTTCTTGCAAGCCGATCCTGGCTTTGTTGGCGCAAAAACCAATCTGCAGGCGGCAGGCTCAAACCTGACGCTCGCCACAGCAACTGCAAATGGCGTGACGCAAGTAACGGCGATGGAGGGGCAATACGGCTTTGCTGCTGGTCTCGATCTTGGTGCGGTGAAGCGCGTGCGCCTGCGCTCAGAAATCGGCCTGGCAGCACTGGCGCTGAACGACCGGATCGATGCGCGCACGGCCCTGATGGACACCTGGGCGGACTTCGATGGATCGGCCGGTGCAGAGATCGATGTGCTTTTTGAGATCCGCGAGACCGATGATGATCCAGAAGCCTCTCCGAACTGGGGTCCCTGGGGTCGGCTCGACAACCATGAAATCGAGGCACGTGCGGTGGAAGCCCGGGCGCATCTTATGACGAAGGACGCGTCCTACACGCCGATTGTCTCACAACTCAGGCTCTATGCCGATGAGGTCGCCTGAAGACGCGTTCCATTACTGAGGCGCGCGCCTTCGTTGCCTCTCGGCTCTGTGTTGAGCGCAAATGGCTACATATCTAATAGATTGAAAACGGATAGCGCAGAAATGTCCCAGACAGCGAGTTTTACAATTGCGAACGACGCCGGCGCCGCGGTGCGGGCGCGGATCAACGAGGTGATCGCAGCGCTGCAATCGACGAGTGCTGGGACCTCAGCGCCAAGTGCTGCTGTCGCGGGGATGCTTTGGGTCGACACATCTGTCTCGCCACCGGTTCTGCGCCGCAGGAACGCCACGAACACCGGCTGGGATGCGCTCTTGGATGCAGCGGGCAACCTGGCAGGGATCGCAAACACCGCCGTAGCTCGAACGAACCTCGGGCTCGGCACCATGTCAACGAAATCAGCCGCCGACTATGACGCGGCGATCGCGGCCAAGGCGGCGCTCTCCGGGGCGAGCTTCACCGGCGTGGTGACTGCCCCGAACTTCGTCTCTTCGTCCGACGCCCGGTTGAAATCCGACGTCGAGACCATCGCCGACGCGCTGGCGCTCGTGTGCGCCCTACGCGGGGTGCGCTTCACAATGGATGACAGTCGCCAGATCGGGGTGATTGCTCAGGAGGTTGAGGCGGTGCTCCCCGAGGTGGTGCAGGCGGATGCGGACACAGGTCAGCGCTCCGTCGCTTACGGCAATATCACCGGTCTTCTTATTGAGGCCGTTAAGGAACTGACCGCCCGCGTGGCGGTATTAGAGGAGGCGCGCCCATGAATGATGGTGGGTTCATCGACATGATCAACTCTTTTTTTGGTGGGGCCGTGACCACGCTGATCGGCGCCTTCACCGGACGGCTGATGTGGCATTCGGGTGAGGTGAAGCTCGGCAACCGACGCTTCTTTGGCAAGGAGCTCCTCTGGGAAATCCCCGTGGCCGTCGGCATGGCGCTGATCGGGGAAGCAGCCGCACGCTACATTGGGCTCTCGCAGCCCGTCTCCACCGGGTTTGTGGCCACGCTTGCCTATTTAGGTCCGCGCGGGGCGGAAGCGCTGCTGGCGGCTTGGCTCTGCCGAAAGAAGTAACCCGTCCACCACTCACAGAAATCCTGCGCGCCATCCCATCCGGGGCGGCGTTTTGCATTGCATGGGAGACAAGAATGACGCCATTCGTTATCGCACAGAGTTACATCGGTTTGAGCGAGGGCCCAGGCCCTGCCGACAATCCCGCCATTATGGACATGTATGCCTCAGTCGGTCACGACTGGGTGGAACATGACACTGTTGCCTGGTGCGCCGCCTTTGTCGGGCACTGCCTTGAGCGGGCAGGGATCCGCTCGACCCGCAAGCTGACAGCACGATCTTACCTCAACTGGGGCATTCCCGTCGAGATCGCGGATGCCCAACAGGGCGACATCTGTGTGATCCCTCGCGGCAGATCCAGCTGGCAGGGCCATGTGTTCTTCATTGATAGGATTGAGGGTGCGTGGGTCTGGGGGCTTGGCGGCAATCAGAATGACGCCGTGAGC